TCCATTGTCATTGGTGCATTATAAGAAACAGTCTTATATTTTAAATCCTCAACTGCCACTAATGGGGGCATATCGCTATAGTCCTCCTCATCTTCCTCCTCATGAGTTGCAAGACTAGTCCCCGTTGGTGTCCTAATCATTGCACGCCTTGCCTGATTTCTCTTCCGAGTCTCCTCAACTACCTGGTGTAACTGGTCATACAGAATATCCTCTTGCTCCTCGGTTATTCCCCTGCTATATGTTGCACCCTGCTCAATCTGTTTCTGTGAAAGCTCCTCGCTCTTCTCCAAAAAGTCATCATGCACTTTTACACGATTATTATTGCTTACCACAGAATACATATGAAGAGTAATTAACATGAAGGAGATAAATGAACTCAGACAGAGGACCTTGTAATCAAGTGCATATGTTACGAAATATACCGCAACCAGGGCAAGATTAATTTGCATACCGTCATATACAACCTCTTGAGGAGTAGGATTCTTTCTCATGCAGCATGCAGGTAGCATCGGGGATTCAAGGGTGTCGCTCATGCTTACCATACTAACATCTCCTATATGATTACTTTCAATTTTCAGCATGCTCATAAATTTGACTTTACGTTGCCATAGTAATTCGTATGGCAACGTATCGTCTTGAGCTTCTAGTTACTGAGCAGGGTAAGCCCTTTTATCCTGCTGTTGGAACTGTAGAGAATCCGTCCAAGGATAATGCAGGATATGATTTGAAGGTTGTTACGAGTTGCGAGCCGCTACAGGTTGCTGTTCTAAGGCCCCTAGGCGTAAAGGCCCGCATGGTTCGTTATACAGCGGTCAATGACGAGGTCGAGGTGGTAGAGGATAGCCATTTCACTCTAGAGCCGCGCTCTTCTATTTATAAGACTGGGTTTATCATGGCAAATGGTCGTGGTATTATTGATAGCTCGTATCGTGGAGAGCTCATGGCTCCGCTCATTTCGGTTGGGGCTAAGGTGACTACGATTGAGGCAGGGACTCGTCTGTTTCAGGTGATTGCACCAGCCCTTGGTTATATCAGGGAGGTTGCATATGTAGACTCCCTGCCTGAGACTGCGCGTGGTGAGGGAGGCTTTGGTAGCACGGGCACAAAGTAAAAATTGAAGTATACTACTTTATATTTTTAGTTAAACAAATGTTCTATAAGATTGTATCATCCTTTACATATATTATCGGCACTGTAGATGAACGCCATGCCTTTCATATACGTGATCTAGAGTTAAAGGTAGCTGCACTTCTTATGGAAGGGTGGCGTTGTCAAGGTGGTGTAGTAATTACATATGATTCTGATGGAATTGTCAATATGTATCAAACTATGATAAAGCGTGGACCACTTGATGTAGATACTTAAAATAAGCTCCTGGCGGTACTAAGTAGATGGACATCAACCAGACGGATGGGTATGGAACAAAACAGCCAAGGGGACAGGCAACTACATTACTTGATTTAGTATCACGTGACTTACAAGATAATATTCTTTTTCCATTGGATGCAAAGGTAACACGCTTTACTAGAGATGAGGGTCTACGGACAATTCCAATGTCAACTGTAATGAGGGAATCTACATTTAGAGGACCAGCTACATTTGGACAGACCTTCACATTTGAGATGGGGGATATGAACTGTGGAGATTTGTTAACTGGGCTCTGTATTCAACTACAGCTAGGTGATTGGTTGACTGCTTCTGTAAGAAGTGATTTACGCAAGGGAACTAAGGTCCCAGCGAATTCGAATGAGTTGTGGACATATTGCAACTCAATTGGGACTGCACTACTCCAGGAGGCTACTCTGGAAGTTGATGACCAAGTTCTAGAAAGAGTTACGGGTGATTCTATACATGTAAGCTCTCTGCTATTTCCTGATCTAAATACTCAGGTTGGTTTAGCTGATACAATTGGACTAAAATCCATACATGATGTAAAAAATGCGAATGGTCTATCTCCATTTTTTACTGAAGAAGGATGGGTTACGATTCCACTTACGTTTTCTATGTTGCGTGAGAGGCTTACTGCATCATTCCCATTGATTTCATGTCGTGCTGGAACTATGAGAATTAGAATAACTCTTAAGAGTTTTGATCAGGTAGTTAGATCCTTAACGGGTGTGAAGGCCACTTGTGAGGATACTCCTTTATCTAAGGTAATTCATATTCTCAATAGCACTGATGAGATTACTTCCTATCCAGATATACCAGCATTCAAGAATATACAGCTTCTAACTCAGGGCGTATTTGTAGATGGTCCCTATCGTGAAATGCTACTAAGAGACCCTTTTGAGAGACCTTATAGAGAGATTCAGCAATTTGATTTCACAGAGCCCTTAAAATACGTGGTAAATAAGACAGGAAATGATTTAATTACTGTGCAATTGCCTTTAGAAGCAAATCAACCCATTGAGGAGATTGTCTGGATTCTCAGAAGAAAGGCTTCTATAACATTAAACAATGATTGGGTAAATTATAGTGCTACTCTTGAAAAGGATTATCACCCTACCTTTGCTCCCTTAGAGCCTCTTCTAGTATCTGCAAAAATACAGGCAAATGGCATGGATATTATTCACCAGGATGAATCCTGGTTCCGGTCTCATATTGCAAGGGCTCATAGAAGTGGTAAGGTATCCTATGATGCTTTTGTCTATGGATATTCATTTTCCAGACACCCTGGTGAGCACAATCCTACAGGAACTATAAATGCAAGCCGATTGAGTTCATTACGTCTAACCTTGAATGTAAAGCCGCCAGGAGGTGCATCAGATGCTGAATGGGAAGTTCATGTATTCGTCTATGCTATTCAATGGGTCAGATTTGGTAATGGTATCTGTAATAAGGTATTCATTGATTAAAATTGATATACGGTCCTACATAACCATAGGCACAATGCAAGGAAATGCAGAATTTACGAGAGAGTTCTTTGACCAGTCTTCAGAAGCCTGGTCAAAGAATAAGATACGAAAGGGGCATTGTATGGCTTATAAGTGTGCCGCTTTAACGAGAGAAGGCAACCCTTGTTCAAAGGCTGCAGCAATAAAGGATGGAACATCGGACCACTTGTGTAAGCAGCATAAGATGTATACCATAAACAAAAAAATCGAATTGCTGGCAGCTCTTGTAAAGGCAACTCATTAACATGCCTGACTAGTCTCTCTCGCACGTTCATGTATGTAATTATGGTATAAACAAAATGGCGAAAGATGAATAGAATGGTAGCCAGTCTACTAAAGATAATCTCAACAGGAATGCAAGATGAACGATTACAACCTCCTAAGGGTCAGCCTAGCATAGATGCATTTATAAATGTTATTGTGAAATCAGGACGCTTTGGAACTGCATGGGCTAGAATAGACTTTGATACCACGGCAGATTTCGGTAAGACTGCAATTGCCCGTCTTCCAGTTCAGGGAGAAATCATTGCACGTGTTTTTTTGGTTGTTCAGATGCCAGATATTCAAACACCGCAAGTTCTAGCTCAGACAACTAAGGTAAATGGCCAATCAGTTTCTTTTGTAGGGCCTCACTTTGGTTGGACTAACTCTCTGGGCCACAGCTTAGTAAATCAAACTCAGTTGCACATAGGAGGTGTTTTATCTGATACGATACCTGGTCAGCTAATGGAAATTATAGATGAATTCCAGACCCCCTTAGAAAAGACAGTAGAATCAAGTCGACAAATCTTACGAAAGGATAATGGATTTACAGATACATCCTTTGGAAATAGTAGCACTTCCGAACAAGTGGTTGTAAATTTACCCTTTTGGTTCTCACGAGGCGACCCTGGATGTTTCTTACCTATTGATGCACTAAATATAGATGAAGTTCGTATAACGGTCAACTTCAATCCTATAACGAATCTCTATTATACACAATCAAGAAACGTTGATACAAGTGGTAATGTGGTTCTAACAAATGCAGCAGGTGGCTCTTTAATGCCAATGGCAGCCTCACCTTTTTATTATGCAGATCTGAGTGGATCACTACAACCTGGATTAGAGCCACTTAGAGCACCTGGTCAGACTGTTAGCAAGTATCCATCAAATATACATATGCCTACACAGTTTTCTATGAAGGATGCATATCTCTTAGTAGAATATATTTATCTGGATAAGCCTGAAGCAAATAGGTTTCGCATTGCAGATATTCAGGTTCCAGTTGTACAGCATTACACATTTGACCCATTAGATACTACAAATAATACAACTGCTAGAATGCGTCTAACTATACCAAACCCGACAAGGGATATCTTTTTTTACTGTCAGAAATATGAAGCACCTGGATTCAATGCACCGTTCCTTGCAACTAGAGACTTGAGTGATAATATTACACCTTTTGCACCTTGGTGGCCAGATGCTACAGGATTAGATGAGAGACTCTATGGAACCCTGCGACCAGGATTTTCAACGAGGAATTCTGAGCCTATACGATGGCTTGCCCTAGAATATGCAGAAAGTCTTACGCGTTATAGCACAGAAAACGTCGCCTTATTTCGCACACTTATCCCATCTATGGAGCAGAGAAAGTCACCATGGGTCCATAGATATTTTTATAATATACCATTTGGTCTTCAGAATGGGTTCACGCCCTTTTCTATGCCAATGGGTGAAGCTAACCTTGATAAGGTTCAGCGCTTACAACTTGCTCTAGGATTTCATGGTAAGACTGATACAATTACAGACGATATTGTCAATCGATATATTGTTTATTGTTATGCTGAGACATATAATATTCTGCGTATTTATGGTGGTAGAGGTGGAATGATGTTTGCATATTAATCTAGTTAGCTTCCGACATTCTTTAATTTGTTTCTATACTATAGATGAATACAGCACTTGGACAAAATCAGGTCCAAGAACGCGTATCCCTTGACACATTAAATAGTTATCCTACAGGATTACTTGCGGCCTTAGGACCATACTATTCAGATTCTCAAGAACTAACAATTACTCAGCTACGTCTAACTGCAAATCAAGCAAATTTATCTGCCCAACAGGATGCTGCATATGCTTCGCAGAATCTTGCCCTAGAAAGAAGTGGTACCATCTCTGCAAATTCTGACAGTGCAGCTTCTGCTGCAACAGTCTATGTGAATGGTGCAATTGCGGTGAATAGTGCAAATCAAATTAAGTCAGATTCTGCTAATATTGCATATGCAAATGCTAATGCAATTGAAAGAGCTTGTAGAGATGCAGCATATTCTGCATTTCTAATAACAGAAGCAGCAAATATTCTTCAAGATAGAATAAGCACGAATACAATGGTATTTCAATTAGGAAATTCGCCCCCTTATACTAACCCTGGTAATTTACAAATACCATCTACAATTTCGACCTTAGTTTCTCAATTTAAAAACGGTTCGCAGCAAAATGTATCAGATGCTTCTGGAAATGTTTTAGCATATATTAATAATACACAGACACTATTAAATAATGCAATAGTTAAATCAAGGTCTGTCTCTACAAATCTTATACTAGTTTCAGCATTAAATACATTCGTAAAGACTGTTGCTCAGGTATTATTATTCCCATTATCTGAAATATACGGAAAACATGACCTTGTAATTCAAAATGTCCCTAGTATAGTCCTTGCATCTGGAATAAATATGGCTAATGCGGCATTAGTCTTTATAAGTGCAGTTAGGTCTAAGCTTACTGATAATACAGTAAATCTTTCTACATATATTACTGCAGCAGATGTATATGCAAACTCCCTTTCGACCATTGCACGGTCAAAAGACCTGAATATGTATTTACAATATGCAATTCAGAATAATCTAATAAACAGCGCAAAGACTATGATGAAATATGGTACACAGATTGCTATACCTAACAATAATCCATATACTCCTTATGGAATAGCTAGTGCGAATATCGAAGCTTCCGCTGCAGCTGCATCTGCAAAAGTATTAGCGGTAGCTGCTGTTAATGCGGCGGCATCATCTTCTTACCCAGGCGTAGTAGTATCTGCTGAATCTGCAGTAATCTCAACTATTAACGCAGGTGGAACAACTGCCCAGGTTTCTTCTGCAGTATCAAATTACTCATCAGTAGTAGCCACTGCAGAATCTGCGATTGTTGCAGCAGCAACTGCTGCCGCAGCAATTTCACCCATTCATGCGGCTGATATTGCTATTAATGCAGATAAATCTGCATGCAATGCAAGAGATATCTACAATGTAATGACGAAATTGAGTCTAGCATTTACTAACACTACTACTCGCGAGGCAGTAATAGTGCCCACTATAAATACCTCTATTGCATCAATTGTATCGATGTTAGAAACAGTTGGAACAATAACAAATAACTATTCTCCACAATCCGCGAAATCATTCACACGTCGTGCATATAATACAATATCTGCAGTTTTACAAAAATATACCGAGCTTGAAGCTTCTACTCTCGATACTGCAGCAGATGCATCTTCTGTTCTAACCCTACTCAATAAAGCATACAGTATCGTTCCAGCTGTGTCTGATACAGTAACTATACAGAATAAATTGTGGGCGGCAAATGCTGCATCTGCAAAGGCCCGCGAGATTTCTGATAAATTAAAAGATGCAGCATTTCTATTTAGCAGAAATGCACATAATCCAGTTACTTCACAAAGGCTTGCTATTCAAACTGCAAGTGCTAATAGAGCTGGTGCCGAGTATATATATAATACAGCAAGAATTGCTAGACTTTCAAATCCAGTAATCCAGACTCCTTTATTAACCAACCCTGGATATAAGGCGAGTATCAGAGCAAAAATACTTCCTCCAATTAATATCAGGCCATCTTTAGAAATTCTTATACGTGCTAGCACGGTTGAATCTCTAAGGCCTGACTCAATAAGGTCTATTAATGCTACCACTGCAAAGATTGGTGAAGAAATTCAACAATTAAAAGAGAACAGTATCTTCTTATTGAGGCAATAGTAAATTGTTGTCACAAAAATTGAATGGCGTTTGATGCTATGATTTGACATAGCATCAAATGGTATACTCTGATACCCCCATTATTATCCGTCTCATTCGTGACACTAACAACTCTACTCTCGATGATACGGTTGTGATTCGTCGTAATAATTCCGAGGGCGCTTTTGAGATTACGTATACCGATTGCAATGAGGGTCGTCCTGTAACTCATAAGGCCACCTTTCTTCCTCACTCACGTGTAGCTGATTATGTCTACATTCTCTTCAAGAATCAGTATCTTGATGAGGAGGCGTTCAATCAGGTTCAGCTTGAGCTCCCTGCTATGCCGCGCGTGATTGTATCTGGTGATAAGTTCAATCAGGATTATTATCGCAAGCATTTCGCGGAGGCCATTGACGTGGGTCTCTATATGCTAGAGGCTACGGAGAAAGTTAAGAAGGATGTAACGCCTCTTAAGAAGAATGATTCGTTCTACTGCTCAAGTGCACCCTCTCGCCCTTGCAGCCAG